GGGGTATATTTATATATACTGATAGCATGGATGAAACACTCAGGGCGGATGGATTTGATGAAGCCATCATGGGATACGCTGGGAGATGTGGAATGAATGACGTTCTGCTCTACAGCACAAACAAGATTATACAAATACTAACGAAACGAGACGGCATGACCGATGAGGAAGCCATCGAGTTCTTTGAATACAACATAAAGGGAGCTTACATGGGAGAGGGAACACCCCTCTACTATGATGACTTAGATGAGAATACCAGAGACTACCGAAGAGAAGATAGCCCAGCTCAAGCTCTTAGTAGATAAAGTAAAAGATTTAGAAACACAGGAAAGTGCTCGCAACAGTCTATTAGGGTATGCAAAATCCCAAATGGACAATTATAAGACCCCTCCACACATCACGAAGCTGGCGGAGAAGCTAGAGGCGGTGGAACGTGGCGAAATCAAGAGACTCGCCATATTCATGCCACCCAGACACGGCAAATCCATTCTGACATCAGAATTCTTTCCCGCATGGTTTATGGGCAGGAACCCCGATAAGTATATTATCTGTTCCACCTACGCTCAAGACCTGGCGGATGATTTTGGGCGTAAAGTCAGAAACCAGCTTCAGGATGATAACTTCGGCAAAATTTTTCCCGACACGCAGTTATCGACAGACTCAGCGAGTGTAAGGAGATTTCACACGACCAAAGGTGGCGTGTACTACGCAGTGGGTGCAGGCTCGGCTATTACGGGTAGAGGTGCACACTTACTACTGATTGACGACCCGATTAAAGGGCGTGAGGAGGCAGACTCGCAGGCGATGCGGGGGAACCTCCTAGACTGGTATCGCTCCACCGCATACACGAGATTAATGCCGAATGGCAGTGTTATCTTGATTCAGACGAGATGGCACGAGGATGACCTTGCAGGATGGGTACTCAAGGAGACGGGACACGAGGGGTGGGACATTGTCGAGTTCCCAGCGATATTAAACGGAACCGCAGCGGATATGCTCGGTTTGAAGGAAGGCGACCCGCTATGGGCAGAAGCCTACCCGCTGGAGCGACTAGAAGAGATTAAGAAGACCGTGGGAACACGGGAGTGGACATCGCTCTACAACCAGACTCCCTCCGTGGAAGAGGGTAACGTCATCAAGCGATGGTGGTGGAAGTATTGGAAACGAGAGCAACTACCCGAAATACAGTACAAGATACAGTCTTGGGATACCGCTTATACAGCGAACCAGAACTCGGACTACTCTGCGTGTACAACGTGGGGTGTGTTCTCTGGCGAGGGCGGATACAACCTAATTTTACTCGACTCGTTTAGAGAACGCCTGACGTTCCCTGAGTTGAAGAATGCAGCGATAAGTCTGTACAATATGCACCAGCCTGATAATATTCTCGTGGAAGCCAAAGCGAGTGGATTATCACTAGTGCAAGAGTTAATGAGAACGGGAATACCGATTACACCCTTTAATCCGAAACGCATGGATAAGCTGGCGAGGGTTCACGCCATCACGCCATTATTCGAGAGCGGCAGGATTTGGGCACCCGACACGGATGAAACCGAGGCGGTGGTATCGCAGTGTGCGGCTTTCCCCAACACGAAGAACGATGACCTAGTCGATTCGCTATCGCAGGCATTATTAAGATTGCGTAAGGGCTGGATGGTGAACCATCCGCAGGATGTCCCCTACGAAGAACCGACAGGACCGAGAGGAAGTTATTGGCAATGAGAGAATCATTAATTGAATCAGTGAAGAGACACGAGGGTTTCCGTGACCAAGTCTATCTGGATACGCTGGGAAAGAGAACGGTGGGCTATGGGCACCTCTGCGTGGAAGACCGCTGGGAAGACGGCAAGGTGTACGATAAGGAATACCTTGAGGAAATACTTAAAAAAGATTTACAGCACGCAGTGGATACGGCAACGTATATGTGTGAGAAGACAGAAGTAAGCGAAGAAGCACAAGATATAATCACGGAGATGGTGTTCCAGCTAGGCGGGAATGGTGTCTCTAAATTTAAAATGATGTGGGAGGCTCTCAAGGCTAGCCCACCAAATTACGAAGAGGCTTCAGTCCAGATGCTCGATAGTCGCTGGGCACAGCAGACCCCGAACAGAGCACGAGAGATGGCGGAGCACATGAAATCATTAGGAGTCAAATAATGGATGAGAAGAAAATACTAGAGGAAATAGCAGATTTAAAAAATCAGCTGAAAGAAAACAAGGGAATCCCCAAGGGCAAAAAAGGATTTATTAGAAAATTATTAATTAACCCGTACACTAAATTTACTGGTGGAGTTGGTGCCTTGAGAGAGCTTTACAATCAGATAAAAGACGGGGACATAAGTTTAAAAGACATAGGACTAGGCGGATTAACTGGACCCATTACAACGCCAAGAGATTTAGTTAAAATGGCTGGCGAATATATGCAAGGCAAAGCCGATGGCGGAATGATGGAAGCCCGTAAGAAAGGCATGGGTCTTAAAATGAACCAAGGCGGTATGGCGTTAAAACCTATTCCAGCAGATAACAAGGGACTACCTAATTTACCCAAGCCCGTGAGAAATAAAATGGGATACATGAAAGACGGCGGTATGGCAAAAAAGAAAACTGTTAAGAGAAGTCCAAAGTCAAGAGGTACAGGAGCAGCCGTAAAAGGAACTAAATTTAAAGGCGTATTTTAATGTCTGTTTTTCAAGCAATCAGAGTGATGCTACCCAGTGGAAAGGTAGTTATTGCTAAAACAAAAGAAATGCTTCAAAAGCTCTTAAAAGAAGGTGGGAAGCAAATTAAAAAACTACCTGACGACAAGACAAGAGATACTAACATCGCCACAGGAGGTGGACCAAGCTCACCACCCAGATACATTCTAGAGGAATTTTATAAGGATGGGGGACTCGCCAAGAAGAAGAAACCCAAGTCAAAGAAATCGCGTGGTAGTGGTTCTGCTATTAAGGGCACAAAATTTAAGGGAGTATTTTAATGGCTGTAAATTTAATGGGTCAGATAGCTAAATTCTTTTCTGGAGGCAAGTCTGGACCCAAGGCATTATTAGAGGCATACGCTAAATTTGGTAAAGAGGCAGTAAATAAATATTTTAAAGATAGAAAACCAAGTTATGATGTAAAAATAGATACCAAAAAGAATGGCGGCATGGTAAAAAGACGTGCTGGAGCAGCAAAAAGAGGATTTAAAAATTTTAAAGGAATATTTTAATGGCTAGAACACCACTAGGTGCAGTAGACCCGCTAATAGAACAGGAAATAACTGTCGTTACAGAGGGAACTGTCGAAGAAGAGCCGATTTTATCGGACAACATAGCAGATAATCTCGATGAAGAGAGCTTAGAGATGATTTCATCTGAGCTTTTGGCTGCATTTGAGGCGGATGTTCAGTCTAGAAAAGATTACGAAGAGACAATTAAGAAAGGAATGGAGCTTTTAGGCTTAAAACTAGAAGATTCACAGAATCCTTTCCCTGGGGCGTGCTCTGCACACCACCCAATGATGATTGAGGGTGCCGTTCAGTTCCAATCCCAAGCTATTAAAGAGCTATTTCCCTCTGGTGGACCCGTTAAAACACAAATTATTGGTGAGAAAACCGATGATATTGTCAAACAGGCGAACAGAGTTAAAGAATTTTTAAATTATCAAGTCACCGAGACGATGGAAGAGTATTTCGATGACTTTGACCAGATGTTATTTTACTTACCGATAGTCGGTAGCTGCTTTAAAAAGATTTATTATGATGAAATACTAAAGAGACCCATCTCTCGTTTCATTCCCATTACAGATTTCGTTGTATCGTACAATACTGTCGATTTAAGAACGTCAGGGAGATACACCCACATCATTCGTATGACTCAAAACGAGCTGCGAAAGAAAATATACTCTGGTTTCTATCGTGACACAGAAATCGACATGAATCCCGAGGAGGATGACTCCAACGACATCAGACAGAAGATACAAGACATAGAGGGTATTACCCCATCTAAGAATTATCAGAAAGACGGCAGACTAACCCTGTTAGAGATGCACGTTGATTTAGATATTCCTGGTTATGAAAAAGATTTTGCGTGTCCTTACATCGTCACTATCTGCAAAGAGACCAGAGAGATTTTATCGATTAGAGAAAACTTTAAACCAGACGACCCAGACTTTAAGAGAATACAGCACTTCGTACACTACAAGTTTTTACCTGGTTTTGGTTTTTACGGTATGGGCTATGTTCACCTATTAGGGAACTTACAGAAGTCTGTAACAACTATACTACGTTCTCTTGTTGATGCTGGACAGTTTTCTAACTTACCTGGTGGTTTCAAAGCCAGAGGAATGAGAGTGGAAGGCGAACAGCCTGTTGGATTTGGTGAGTTTAGAGATGTTGAGGGATATGGCGATGACTTCAGAAAGTCTATCGTACCTCTACCCTTTAAAGAGCCATCACAAACTCTGTTTGCATTATTAGGTTCTATGACTCAAGAGGGCAGAAGATTAGCTGCCATCACAGACTTACAGTCTGGAGACATGAATGCCAACGCACCTGTGGGTACAACCATTGCCTTATTAGAGCAGGGTATCAAGGTGATGTCTTCGATACACAAGAGACTACACAAAGCCCAGAGAGAAGAGTTTAAGATTATCGTAAGAATTAACAAAGAGTTCTTGCCAGATTATTATCCCTACAGCGTAGCGGGGGACAACAGATTTGTATTTTCAAAAGATTTTGACGACAGAGTAGATATTCTACCCGTGTCTGACCCTAATATATTCTCTACCGCACAGAGGGTTCTATTAGCTCAAACACAATTACAGGCTGCAGCAGCGGCACCACAGATACACGACATGAAAGAGGCATACAAGAGATTGTATGAAGCCCTCGATGTTAAAAATGTAGACGAGATTTTATTACCAGAGATGGGTGCTAAGAGAAAAGACCCCGTCACGGAAAACTATGCAATGATGTATGGAAGACCTGTGAAGGCGTATGCATCTCAAGACCACGATGCTCACATTGCCGTGCACCAAGCAATGTTAAGCGACCCGACAATGACACCCCAGTCACCGCAGGTGGCACAGGCGTTAGCGGGTAATATAGTAGCTCACATCCAAGAGCACATGGCACACAAATACAGATTACAAGTTGCTGCGATGACGGGTATGGAGTTACCACCAGCACCAGAATACGATAGAGCAAATCCAGGCAAAGACGAAGCCTACGAGGCTCTGCCACCAGAGGTAGAGAATCAAGTAGCACAGATGCAGGCACAAGCCGCAATGCAGATGTCACAACAAAATCAGATGGCAGCACAGCAGGCAGCACAAGCACAGCAGATGCAAGACCCAAGAGTACAGATTGCAATGCAGGATTTAGCGATTAAGAAGCAAGAAGCAGATAGAAAAGTTATGGACTCACAGCAGAGAGCACAAGACAGACAGCGTGAGTTAAATATGAAAGAGCAGAAGGAAGCGGCAGACGCACAGATTGATATAGCCAAACTCCAGTTAGAGAGAGCCAAAGCGGAATCTGACATCGCTCTGGATACACAGAAAATTGAGTCTAACGAGAGAAGAGATGCCCTGAGAAGCAGAGCGAACAAATCTCTCGCTAGAGAGAAAACAATGGCTGACATAGCCAAACAACAAATAAAGGATAAATAATGTTATTTCCATTAATACCAGCAGGCATAGCAGCTTTAGGTGCCGCAGGTAGAGCTATAAATTCACCAACTGGACAGAGAGTAATTCAGGGTGGTATTAATACACTACAGCCTTATGTTAATACATTAAGTAATTTTATTGGAAGACAGGTGGGAACAACACCAGTAACCAGCACAGGCACTTTGTCTGGACTGGGTGCAGCCGCATTACCCACTTTCTCTATGAGTTATTTAAGTGACCCATCAACAGCTCTGCAAACTGCGGGAGAGGATTTAAAGTTTTTTGGTTATGATGTGCCAAAAGCAGGAACAGATTTAATTGTAGACCAGATAGAAAAGTTATTAAGAGAAGAAGACGAAGAGAAAGACAAAAAAGATAAAAA